GAAGGTGTTCACATAACAGAAGCCGCTGGTGTTGCCGGAATAAGGAGAACGCTCCCATCTCCAATCCCTCTCACCATTCTGCTTGCACTTGCCATAGGGCGTGTTCTCTCGCTTGTACCAGTCGTACCACTTACCCTCATAACCGCAGGAATAAATCTTGCGACCGAAGACCTCCTGCTCAGAAAGAACGAACAGCTTGTCAACAGAAGGAACCCGCACTTCGTTCTTGCTGCTCTTGGCGGTCATCTTTACCACGGGCTTAATGACCGCTTTCAAATCAGCGGGAAGCTGCTTCTCGAAGAAGTTGTCGTTGAGCTTGGCACGGAGATAGGAAGCGTCCCAGCCACCCTCATTGGTAGACTTCTCATTCATAGGAATGTCACCGTCAAGGGTTTCCACAGTCTCAAAGGTGATATGAACCAGACTGCCGTCCCTTGCGTAGTCATGGTTGAACCCGATGATACGGGCAGTCAGGTAGGAGCCGTCAGCCAGACGGAACTTCTTGGTATCACCGACCTCGAACATCTTGTCAGCAAGGCCGAAGGAGGAATACATATTGATCTCGTCCCAAGAACAGTCTTCCAGCTTGCAGCGCTTCGGAGAGGGGCGACCGCCGAACATGACACCATACACAGAATTAAGGTGAAGTTTGACGGTATCGGTATCCACATAGCCCGTAGGCATAAGGGTTTCGATCATCTTCTTCTGAGAAGCGATGGTTTTCTCCATCTTCTCGAACTCGTCAGCGAGTTTCGCAATCGTGCTATTCATAAAGTTCTCCTTTACAAAGTGATAGGTTCTGATATAATCAGATTGAGCTTTTACGCTTGCCGTTGATGGAAGTACCAGTTCCGTCAGCGGCTCTTTCTTTTTCTCGGCGGGGCG